GCTCTAGGCAGTTTAATGTCGTGCCATCTAGACGCGTCAGCGGTAAAGTGTTGTTTCAGAAGTAGGCAGAGAAGAACTCTCTTGGTGAATAGTCTCCTCTCCACAGATATTTTGGTTGAAGGTCGGTTGGTAAGTCCGACTCATAAGTCTTAATTCCAAAAAGGTCAATCAAGGATAGAGGCAGGTGTGAAGCCCACTCTCCATATCCTATAGGATCGCCATATTTGTGGGAAGCTTGTTCGTAAGTTAATCTCTGTACTCCAGTAGCCTGACCAATACTAGCTTCCTTCTGATCACCCCGTCACATTGAAGAAGGATAGGCCAATCTCGCGTGGGCGGCCGATTCTACTCCTTGCAATGCTTTAGTGTTTAGCGGAGGAGAAGGTGTGGAAAGGTCATATTGTATGGATGACGTCTGCGCGATGAATTCGAAACAGGTTATAGTTTCGAATCTAAAGGAGCCTGTCACTCCAGTTAATACTACTGATGTGGATTCCCACTGATTATCTAAGAAATCTACTGATCCTAGAGTTACAGTGGAGGCGCCAGCTGCAGGTTGACTGAAAGCAGCGGCAAAGTATGCGTTAAGAGATCCACCTCCCAAAGTAGCAGCAGCTCCGACAGGTTGCGTTAAAATCGTGGATTGTGCACCAATATCGCGAAAATTCCAATCAGTGGAAGCAGCACTGCGTCGAACAAGACCTGTTGGGGTTGTTTCGGGACGCATTTGCTTGGATTCCTTATTAGCTGATGGTATTACATACGACATTTGCTGTATTAATACAGGTGTAAGGGCACAATCTGTAGACGAAGTGGCTGCAGTACCTGCCAAGCTTTGGTAATTGATTCTACCGAGTCCTTTATTCAAGGGTTCCTCAGGATCCATACCCATAGGCGTTGGAGTAACTGTAACTATGCCCGAGCACGTAGCTGCGGGACCAGTATATGTGAGTCTCCAGGCTTGGGATATAATCCTAGCCTTGGTGGCTCCATAACTGGCTGGGTTAGCGGTGAACGGATTATCATCGACTGGGAATCGTCCGTAACAGATGGGGACTGTGGCTCCTGTAGCCGCAGGGCCAGTATAGTTGTAAAAACCTAGACCTCCAGCTGCGACCGGAGCAGACACTCCTTGTGAGTTGGCGCCGCTAATAGTTACGGCGCCAGCACCGCTGGGAAATGTTAACATTGCTTGAAACGGAAGGCCAGGAAAAGTAGTGAAGGTTATATTGTTAGACGAAGTGAGTGTAACATCAGCAAAAGAATACAAATCATAAGAGTATCCATTAGCTGAGTTTCCATCAGGGAGTCTAGCCATATTCATCATAGAAGAGGCGTTCCAGGGATTTAACCTGCACATGCCCCAGCTACTTGCTTTCTGGTTTCCGGAGTTGCTCAAGGTGAGTCGCCTTAATGAGTTCTCCACACTCATTGTGGTTCTCGGTCCGTTAGGAACGGACGCTGGAGCAGAACTCTGCAATTGATTAACGCGTGATCGTCCTTTTCTATTTCTGATTCGGCGTTTACGCGCTGGTTTGCCATTTGATGTGTTTGTGTTTATAGACACAGTCACCGACTTCCTTGGCATTGGTTTCGGTGCAGTCTTATTTCTGCGTGGCATGTTCTTATTCGTTGGTATTATATATTTCTATATGAGGCCCCTCCACCTCGTAATACCCCACAGACTTAACCAGCTCTAATATCTCTTCGTAGTCTGGTCTGCTTCTCAATTCATCTTCAAAACCAATCATGCTCAACTTATACTCCATAAAAGTATCATACTTATGATGGAGAAGGTTCATGATCATCTTGTTTCGGTTTATTGAGTAAGCACCATGTTTGCTATATATGTGGCTGCAAAATTCAAAAGTATCAATTACCGGTTGATAATCTTTACATCTTACACCATATTTAAGATATTTGGTGATAGCATCAGGAACTGTTTGCTCAACTGAATCATCACCTGCGGCTATGACTTTATTAGCCCCTATTAGGTTGGCAATCCTGACTCTCATCCAGGAGTTTCCTCGACTGGTTCTGAGCTTGCCAGAATTCACGATTCCCTTAAAAGTGGGCATCACCATTAGGCCGTCTGAAAACTGATAAATAGATTCTGATTCTAAAATAGCTTTTGAGCGAACAATTTTGCACCAATCCGACGAGGGATTTTGGCACAAGTTTATAAGGCTCTCAGCCTCATCTAGAATTTGCCATTGTTTTACTCCCCAATCCCAGCCAGATATATCGGCATAAGACATATCGCAGCCGGAGTCAACAACGTCTCGATAAACGGACATGTTGTTTTGATGGGTAAAGCCTATTCCTGGCTTAGAAGGTATTGTTTCCCAATTAAGTATCTCAAGCTTACAGACATGACGAGAGATTAACATCTCAATCATCTTATCTATAAGCGAGACTGACATAATTAGTCTGACTCTTCCTTCATCGAGTTTGGATCTACTGTGTGGTTCGTTTTTAACGAACACTCTAACAGGATCTACTAAACCGAAATCTATTCTTTCTTGTCTGCTCATCTGCCTTAAAACGTCATAAGGGATTTGCAAGATCTTATCTAATCTATCCAGAACTATCTCATTGAATTTCTCACCAAGAGCTGATAGATATTGGTCATTTCTATTACTGAAATAAGCGCATGGAACGCCTGGACTTGCGTCCGGCTTAACATAATCTTTCATGTCATTGATGTGTTTTGACCACAAATCGCGATCAAAAGTCTTCAAAAATTCTGGGTTCTCAAAGGTTTTGTATAAAGGTAAAAGTTGTTTGTTGGAAGTTTCTATTTCTTTTTGACTAGGTGTGTAGAATGAGGTAATGTGTTTATCGCATTGAAGCTTGAAACTTATTTTCTCAGCTGTGGCGCCTCTTTGAGGCCAGCCGTACTCTTTAAGTCTTGGATCCTTTTCAACGGCTGCAAGCCATTTTGGGGACTCTTCTTTAACGGTTTCGCCGAAGAATTTGATTCTGCTATGGCCGACAATTTTGGCTTGTTGACAAAAGTCACTTTCTTCACACCACTTGTAGAAGCCCCCTGTGTGTTGGGGGCTTTCAAGTTTAAAGGTTGTTCTGGAATAATTTTCACACTTCCTTCTGTAACTACCTTCTGGCGATTTCTTCTTCTTCTTGTTGATCTAGACTCAGCAACCACGGTCTCCTTGACTGCTCTACTGTTATGAGCCTCTCCGCTATTAGCGGTCTCTATAATCTTGTAGTTAGCAAGGGAATGGTGTTCGCCGTCATCATATCGTGAGTGATCCGCGAAATCTACGCTTCCGTCTTGGGTCAGCGGATTTTCGTTATTTTGAGACAAATAAGCTCCTTGAACAGGCCACCTATTATTATGAGTCAATTTGTTCACGTGATCTAACACATCTCTAGTAATTTTAACTTCGGGTTTATCAAATTTTCCTAACAAAGGAAAGATTTTCTTGATGTCTTTAGCATTAGCGGGTGCAGTATAAATTGTTCCCTCCTCATCTCTGCTAAGTAGAAAAGCAACTTGCTTTGCTATTTCTAACACCTTATTGTCATCTGTAACAAAATCCTTAAAATCTGTGATCTTATCGTTTCTGATTAAAGCATGCCCACAAGCTGCACAAGTATAACCCCGTGTTGTCTGTAACATTGCACATTTGCTACACGTCCAAATTCCTTCTTTCCTGCCTTTATTAGATCTTTTGCTGCCTCTAACGAATGTTCCGTCCCAAGCATGAGCAGGGGGTGTGTATTCTTCGAAGCCAGCAACCTCATAGTTAGGGTCGTTCATAGATTCCAAAATTTCCAGCTCAGCAGCCCAGTTTCTGGACTTATAATGTAATTCATCTTCGTGTTTGTAACGAACTACTTTCAATGCTGCTTCAAAGTCAATGTCATTACGCAATTCGGGTTGATTTGCAGTAAGATCTTGTGACATAGGAGATTCTTTCTTATTCCTGAACATTGGCGGGATAACTCCTGAGTTAAATTTGTTATTCTCGCCTCCTTCAATATGAACACCTATGATTCTATTTCTTGAATCCAAAATAGGTGCTCCAGATGAACCAACTATAGTGCTAGCACTATAATTGACTAACCATGGTCTTGTATCATCCATCCTAATCGCCGCCATCGACACACAGGGTTTGCCATCATGTAATTGGTACACTGTTATTGGCTCGCTGATGTGAGATCGAGTAGCTATATCCGCACGTTTCATACCTAGAGCTGAAAACACATAACCAGGGAGCTCCATTATGATAAAATCAAGTTCATCAGATCGGGACGCAGCTAAAATTCTAGCTGGTACACTCGAGAAAACTACTGTTTTACCATTCTTTGAGAGATCCAAAGCCGCTGTTTTGTTATATTCCAAAACGTGAGTTGCCGTGATTATACAATCTTTTCCTCTATAAGTTATACGGGAAAAATGTCCAACCACTTTACCGTTCACAGTAAACTGTCCCTGGAAAGCGGGTATTTTCTCCACTTTATAAAGTTTGGATGTAGATATAATTGTCTCTTTGACCGGTGCACTGGCTACAACTTCTTCTCTATTGTTGCTGCCAAGCACGATCATTTGCAATAACTCTTCCGGCTTATCTAAGTAGACGCGGACGTCATTCGCAGTTTTCAAATATGCACCGTGTTTGTCTGTATACAATCTAGATTTACATCTAGTTATTAATTCCATCTCATCTAATGTGGTTGGATTGTATATTCCATTTCTACTGGTTTGCATATTTCTTCTACCCAGTATGTCATAGTACTTATTGCGGATTCCAATAAATGGTTTCGACGCGCAAAAATGCATACAACAAGTGCTTCGGTAGAAGCATCTGTAAACAACGTTTATTATTCTGGCGATTATACGCAGAATTGCTAATACAACATACATAACGGGTCTTGTTACGTAAACAATAATAGAGAGAGTTCCGAGAACTGCAATCACCATTATAAATACTCCGAACCATGTCTTGGCTAACTCTCTTATGGGATGTTCAAAAATTTCAACCACCTCGTGAGCTACCTTGGATGTCATATTAACGAGAAAAGCTTCTTCCTTGGCAATCCATTCCATTGTTTTATCCACTACATAGACAACGTCCTTAGCCGCTGCTTTCTGCGTGATTGGATTCCAAGCAAGTCCCATGCCAGCCTGTCGCTTGACTATGAGAGCTTTTTCCCCAAGTGTTATATCATTACCAATTCTAGGGCCACTTGAACCCTGGATAGGTACAACAACGAAAAAGAAGATGCAAATCATCAAATAAGCTTGGGTCTTAACCACATCCCTTATAAGATTCTTGAGCTCTTTAGTTCGAGCTCCACTTGCATATTCAACCGGCCATAA